AGTCGGTGAAACTGCGCCTCGCTGACGCCACGTTCTACAGCCCCGACTTCGCCGTGATGCTCGCCAGCGGGCAGATTGAGATTCACGAGGTCAAAGGCTTTTGGGCTGACGACGCGCGGGTCAAGATCAAGGTCGCCGCTGCGCTGTTCCCGTTCGCGTTCTTCGCGATCCAGAAGAAGCGCGGGGCATGGGAAGTCGAGGCGTTCTGATGCAGGCGTCGCAACTCACCGCCCCCGACTGGTTCGCGATCATCACCGACCTGATCTACGCGGGCGTGACGATGCGCGAACTCAGCTCGGTCATGGACGTGCAGATGAGCGCCAGCCTGATCCGCGCCTATCGCGGCGGGACTCAGCCGACCTACGCGCGAGGCGAGGCGCTGGTCAGCTACTGGTGCAAAAGGCTCGGCAAGGAACGGCACGCGGTGCCGCGCCTGCCATATGTTGACCCGCAGAAGCGGCGGGTTTGGAGGCGGTAATTCCCGCTGTGCAACAAAAGACTACAGATGGCTGCTGCAAAGGGAACCATTCCACCGAATGCCGGCAAGGGCAGGCCAAAGGGCGTCCCGAACAAGGCCACTGCATCGCTGAAGGAGGCGATCCTCCTGGCTGCTGAGGACGTAGGTAGGGACGGCAAAGGGACAGGCGGACTGCGCGGCTATCTGTGCCGGCTGGCGATGGATGACCCGAAGGCGTTCTCCGCGCTGCTCGGGCGCGTTGTCCCGCTGCAAGTGGTTGGAGAAGGCGACGGCCCGCTGACGGTCGTGGTGCGCAAACTCACTGATGCCTGAAATCCTCCTGCCGGCCCACGGCTGGCGCCCTCGCGGGTATCAGATGCCCGCCTGGGCGGCGCTGGAATCCGGCGTCAAGCGCCTGGCGCTGGCCTGGCACCGGCGAGCGGGCAAGGATGACCTCTGCCTGCACTGGGCCGCGGTGTCGGCCATGACGCGCGTCGGCGGCTACTGGCACATGCTGCCGCAGGCCAACCAGTCGCGCAAAGCGATCTGGGACGCCGTGAACCCGAAGACCGGCCGGCGGCGCATCGACGACGCGTTCCCGATGGAGATCCGCGAATCGACCCGCGAACAGGACATGTTCATCCGGTTCAAGAACGGGTCAACGTGGCAGGTCGTGGGCTCGGACAACTACAACGCGCTCGTGGGCTCGCCGCCGGTGGGCGTGGTGTTCTCCGAGTACGCGCTCAGCGATCCGTCGAGCTGGGCCTTCCTGCGCCCGATCCTGGCCGAGAACGGCGGATGGGCGCTGTTCATCAGCACGCCGCGCGGGCGCAATCACTTCGCGAAGCTGGTCGAGTACGCTCGCACCGACCCGCTGTGGTTCGGCCAGGTGCTCAGCACCGACGACACCGGCGCCATTAGCCGCGAGGTGATCGAGCGCGAGCGTCGCGAACTCACGGCTGAGCGTGGCGAGCGCGAGGCGAACGCGCTGATCGCCCAGGAGTACGGCTGCGACTTCGACGCGGCGATCCCTGGCGCGTACTACGGCGAGTTGATGAGCCGGGCCGAGCGGGAAGGGCGCATCGGCCTGTTCCCGTACATCCCGCAGCAGCCCTGCGGCACGGCCTGGGACCTGGGCCACGGCGACAGCACGGTCGTCTGGGTGTACCAGCAACTGCCGAGCGGGCGCGTGCGGATCGTCGACGTGTTCGAGGGCTCTGGCGTCGGGATCGACTGGTACATCGGCAAGCTTCTGAGCCAGCCGTACATGCTGGCCGACCACATCTGGCCGCACGACGGCGGGCACGGCAACATCCGCGACATCGGCGGGTCGACGCTCGAGGCGAACGCGAAGTCGCTGGGCCTGCGCCCGCTGCGGGTGCTGCAGCGCGATCCGTCCGTCGACATGGGCATCAACGCGGTGCGGCAGATGCTGCCGCTGTGCGAGTTCAACACCGAGCCGGTCCCGTTCCCGGGCGAGACCACTGACCAGGCGCGGGCTCGCATGGCGCGTGCACTTGACGCGCTGCGCCAGTACCGGCGCGAGTGGGACGAGAAGCTGCAGAAGTTCAAGGACGCTCCGTTGCACGACTGGACGAGCCACAGCGCGGACGCCTTCCGCTACCTCGCGCGGGGGCGCAAGCCCTTCCCCGGGCAGCGCGTGGGCGTGAGGCAGACGCACGCGAACGCCGGCTTCTCGCTGCTAGGCTAAGCGCAAACCCTTTCCGGCGCGCGCCCCGACCCTTGCCGGGTCAAACGGCACAGGTGCGTCTATGGGTTTCCTCTCCCCGAAAGTGAGCTATCAGGCGCCTCCGCCGCCGCCGGTCATCGAAGACACGCAGGCGACGCAGCAGGACTACGCCGATCGCCTGCGCCGCCGCCGTGGCCGCGCGGCGTCCGTGCTGGCCGGCTCGAGTTCGCAGGCCGCCCCGCAGACCGCGGCGAAGACCCTGCTCGGGGGCTGAGTGGCCGGAATCGAGGCACTGTGCCGCCGGCTCGACGAAGCGAAGTCCAAGCGCGGCAACTGGGACGGCATCTTTCAGGAGATCGCCGACCGCGTGCTGCCCCAGGCGGCTGACTTCCAGTCCAAGCGCACCGACGGCGCGCAGCGCACCGAACTGATGTTCGACGCCACGCCGGCCCTGGCGCTGACGCGCTTCGCGGCGGTGATCGACGCCTTCTTCACCCCGCAGAACATGCGATGGCACGGCCTGACCGTGAGCGACAAGAGCCTTGCCAAAGCGCCGCGGGTCAAGCAGTTCTTCGACGAGGTGACCGACCGCCTGTTCCGCGCCCGCTACAGCCCGCGCGCGTCCTTCGCCTCGCAGGCGAACGAGGTGTACCTCGGCATCGGCGCGTTCGGCTCGTCGGCCATGTTCATCGACGAGGACATGCGGACGCAGAGCATTCGGTACAAGTCGATCCCGCTGTCTGGCACCTGGTTCATGGAGAACGCGCACGGTCGCGTCGACACCGTGTTCCGCGTGTTCCCGTGGTCGTTGCGGCAGATCGAGCAGCGCTTCCCGGGCAAGCTGCCCGACAAACTGCGCAGCCGGCTCGAGAAGCACCCCGACGAACTGGTCGACGTGGCGCACTTCGTCGGCCCGGCCAGCGACTATGAGCCCGCAGAGATCGGCCGGCGCTCGATGCCCTGGCACTCGTGCTACTTCCTGCCGGGCGAGAAGCACGAACTCGAGGAGGGCGGATACAACTCCTGGCCCTTCGCAATCGCGCGCTACACGACCTGCAGCGGCGAGGTGTACGGGCGCTCCCCGGCCTGGCTGGCGCTGTCGTCGATCAAGACGCTGAACGCGCAGAAGAAGACCGTCCTGCTGGCCGCGCACCGCGCCGCCGCGCCGCCGCTGCTGGCGCATGAGGATGGCGTGCTGTCGGCCTTCTCGACGCAGCCCGAGGCGATCAACTACGGCGCCGTCTCGTCCGATGGCCGCCCGCTGGTCATCCCGCTCAACTCAGGCGCCAAGCCAGAGATCGGGCTCGACATGATGGACATCGAGCGCCAGATCATCAACGAGGGCTTCCTGATCGACTTGTTCAAGGTGCTGGCCGAGAACCCGACCATGACCGCCACGCAGGCGATGGAACTGGTCCAGGAGCGCGCGAACCTGCTCGCCCCGGTGGGTGGCCGGCTGCAAACCGAGTGGTACGGGCCACAGATCGAGCGCGAGATGGACATCCTGATGCGCGCCGGGCAACTGCCAGAGTTCCCGCCCGAACTGATCGAGGCCGGCGGCGAATACGAAGTCGAGTACACCTCGCCGATGGCGCGGGCCGCGCGTGCGTCCGAGGGCATCGCGATCATGCGCAGCCTCGAAGCGGTCACGCCGCTCGCCCAGGTGGACCCGTCCATCCTCGACGGCATCAAGCTCGACGAGATCCCCGGCGAGCTGTGGGACATCAACGGCGCCCCGTCGAAGCTGCTGCGCACGCCCGAAGAACTGCAGGCCCTGCGCGAAGGCAAGGCGCAGCAGGCCCAGGCCGCGCAACTGCTCGAGGCCGCGCCCGTCGTGTCGCAGACCGCGGCCAACCTCGTCAAGCTTCAACAAGGCTACGGAAGGCCGAGCGCATGAGCTGGAACGAAAGCTTCGAGCGCCTGCGCGCCCGCCTGTTCAACCGCGCCTTCTGCTATCGGGCCGTGTTCAAGACGCAGAGCGGTGACCTGGCGCCGGCCGCCGAGACCGTGCTGCGCGACCTCGCGCGCTACTGCTACGCCGGCAAGACGACGCTCAAGGTCAGCCCGACCACGCAGCAGACCGACCCCTACGCAATGGCATTCGCGGAAGGCCGCCGCGACGTGTTCAACCGCATCACGGCCATGTGCAACCTGACCCAAGACCAGATCGAACGAATCGCACACGCAAGGGGAACCGATGAGTGAAGCCGTACTGAACCAGCAACCGACCGCAGCGCCTGCCGCTGCCCCCGCCGCCGCTCCGGTGGCCGCACCCGCTGCCGCGCCTGCCGTGGCCTGGCTGCCCGATGCCGACCCGGACACCGCCGGGTTCATCCAGACGAAGGCATGGGCCAGCCCGAAGGATGCGGTCACGTCGTACCGCGAACTCGAGAAGTTCGTCGGCGCCGATCGCGCGGGCCGCGGCCTGGTGCTGCCGGCCGACCCCGCCTCGCCCGAGTGGGACAACGTGTGGACCAAGCTGGGCCGCCCGCCGAACCCCGACGCCTACGGCATCAAGGCGCCCGAGGGCCAGTCGCCCGAGTTCGCCAAGGCGGCATCGGCGTGGATGCACAAGGCCGGGCTGAACACGCAGCAAGCGCAAACCCTTTCCGGGCTGTGGAACGAGCATCAGGCCCAGTTGATCGCGTCCGAGCAGGCCGCGCTCGAAGCGGCACTCGGCCAGGAGCACGAGGCGCTGGCGAAGGACTGGGGGTCGAAGGACTCGCCTTCGTATGGCGTGCAGCGTGAACTGGCCCGGCGTGCGGCGCAGAGCCTGGGGCTGGACGAGGAAGCGATCACGGCGCTGGAGAGCGTCGTCGGGTTCTCGAAGGTCATGAAGGCGTTTGCCAAGCTCGGCAAGGGGCTGAGCGAGCACGGCGCCGAAGGCCTGGACGCCGGCGGCACCTTCGCGATGACGCCCGAGGCCGCGCGGTCCAAGCGTTCGCAGCTCATCGCGGACAAGGACTGGCGCAGCCGGGCGATGGTCACGGGCAGCGCCGAGTGGAGCGAGCTGGTGAAGCTGGACAAGATCATCGCGGCGCACGCCTCGGCGTGAGCGGCAAGCCGGACAAGGGCCACGCACGGCCCCCCGGTGACAGGCTGGAAAGGCGGCACGAGTGGCGCGCGTAACGCGCAAGCGAGGCCCCCGGAAGGGACAAGCCAGGCGAGCACCTGACTGTTCAACTCCATAGGAGCGCCCATCATGGCCGCCGGTTCCAACGCCTTCTACAGCCAGCAGTACGCTTCGGCTGTCGAGCTGCTGTCGCAGCAAATGCAGCCTCGCGTCGCGTCGCTGTTCTCCCCCATGACCGCGGTCGGCAAGTCCGCCACCGTGGTGAACCTCATCGACGCCTTCGAGGCCGACGAGCGCACCGCCGTCTACGAGGACATCGTGTTCGGCGAGCCGACGCACACCCGCCCCTGGGTGTACCCGCGCCACTTCGACAAGGCGATCCCGTTCGACACGCTCGAGCAGATGCAGACGAACGCGAACCCGACCAGCGAGTACGTCTCGGGCGTCGTGGCCGCGCTGAACCGCAAGATGGACGACGAGGCCATCCGCGCGTTCTTCGACGCCCGCAACGTCGGCGAAGGCGGCACGACCTCGGACACCTTCTCCTCGGCGAACCAAGTCGGCGTGAACGTCGGCGGCACGGCCTCGGGCCTGAACGTCGAGAAGCTCCAGAACGCGATCCAACTGTTCGAAGAGAACGAGGTGGATCTCGACATGGAGCAACTGTTCTGCGTGATCACGCCGAAGCAGAAGCGCAACCTGATGAACGAGATCGAGGTCACCTCGGGCGACTTCTTCAAGGGCCAGGTGATGACGACCCGCAACGTGTCGGGCTTCCTGTCGATCAACTTCGTCGTGAGCAACCGCCTGCTGCTGGACGGCTCGAGCTACACGCGCGTGCCGATCTTCACGCGCTCGGGCATGACGATGTGCGCCTGGGACGGCGGCATCAAGACGAACGTCTCGCAGCGCCTGGACAAGCGCGGCCAGCCCTGGCAGGTCTACGGGCAAGGGCACTTCGGCGCGGTTCGCCGCGACTCGAAGAAGGTCTTCGAGATCAAGTGCGCCTGATCGCCAACCACTGAACAAGGAGCAGCATCATGGCTGTTGTCACCCTCAAGAGCACGGCGATCACGAACGCCACCGCTCAGCCCCGCGTCCCGAACCCGACCGGTATCGAGAAGGGCAACATCCGCCGCTCGCAAGGGCTGGCGGTCATCACCTCGGGCGATTCGGTCGGCTCGACCTACCGCCTGGCGCGCATCCGCTCGTCGGACTACATGGACCGCATCCTGCTGTGGGCGCCGGACATCGGCACGACCACGGCCGGCGACATCGGCCTGTACGACGTGACCACGCACTCGAACGGCGGCACCGTCGTGGACGCGGACTTCTACGCCTCGGCGCAGGCGCTGAACGCCGGCCCGTATGTCGCGACCGACATCACGTTCGAGGCGGGCGCCGCCGGTGGCCTGATCACGAACGCCGAGAAGCGCGTCTGGGAAGCCCTGGGCCTCACCGCCGACCCGTTCAAGGAGTACGACATCGTGCTGACCCTGACCGGCGCCGCCGACGCCACGGGCACCGCGCTGTTCCGCTTCTACATCTGCAACGGCGAGTGATGAACGCGGGGGCTTCGGCCCCCGCTCTGCCAAGGAGCCAGCATGGCTGATCGGTATTACGGCGTGGAGTTCGGCGGCGACAAGGTGTCGGTCGTCGAGGGCGGCTCGTCCACCGCCTCGCTCGACGTGGAGGTGCGCGTGACCTACGACGCCACCGCGAACGGCAAGCAAGCGACGCTGGTCGCCCTGGAGGCGATCAAGCAGCGCATCGTCGAAGACACCTGGCCGCCGGTCTGAGTGACGCATGGCAACAGTCGCACTCACCCGCACCTTCCCAACGGCGTTCGGCACCACGGTGCAATGGACGCCGCTGACCACGACCAACGCGGACGGCCAGGCATGGGACACGCAGGACTTTCCGGACATCAGCGTTCAGGTGCAAGGCACCTTCGGCGCCGGTGGCACGGTCGTCTGGGAGGGCACCAACGAGGAAACCGCGACGACCTGGTACACGCTGAACGACCCGCAGGCGAACGCGCTGTCGTTCACGTCGGCCAAGATCGAACAGGTGCTCGAGAACACGCGATGGGTTCGCCCGCGCGTCACGGCCGGCGACGGCACGACCTCGATCACGGTCGTGGTCTGGGCAGGACGGAGGCGCTGACGTGACCAAGACCACCAAGCCCTCGGCCGAGCAGGCGAGCGCGCCAGCCGAAGTCGCCAGCATCGCGCAGGCGCGCGTCGAGCTGCAGCGCGGGCTGCGGCTGTTCAAGGCTTTCGAGGCCGCAGACAACGCGCTGGCCGTGCTCGAGCAGATCGACCAGCTCGCCAACGAGCGCACCCGGGCCGCCGACAAGGCGCTCGCCGACCGCCAGCAGGCCGAGGCGGCGCTCGATGCCGCCGTGAAGGACATCGCCGCCGCCAAGGAAGAAGCCCGCCGCAAGCGCACCGAGGCGACCGAGAAGGCCGCAGCGATCGTTGCCCAGGCCGACGACAAGGCGCGCGAGATGGTGACGGCTGCCGAGGGCAAGGTCGAAGCGCTGCGCAAGCAGGCCGACGCGCAGCTCGCCGAGATGCTCGCGCTGCAGCAAAGCATGAAGGACGCCGAGGCGAAGGTCGCCGCGGCGCAGGCAATCATCGAGCGCGCGGCCAAGGTCAGTGCCGCGCTGGGGGGCTGACATGGCACTGGTCGTCCCGAACAACGGCGAAGGCGACGCGCTCAAGGCCGTGGTGAACCACACGGCAGCGACGAACCCGATCCTTCGCATCTACACCAGCAACACGACGCCGGCCGAGACCGACACCGCCGCGACCTACACCGAGGACACCGCGGGCGGCTACGCGGCGATCACGCTGACCGGCTCGTCGTTCACGATCACCGAAGGGGCGCCGTCCGATGCGACGTATGCGCAGCAGACCTTCACCTACACCGCGGCGACCACGGCCTACGGCTACTTCGTGACGCGCACCACCTCGGGCCGCATCGCCTGGGCCGAGCGCTTCACCTCGGCGCCGTTCACCATCCCCAGCGGTGGCGGCACGATCAAGATCACCCCGGTTCTGACGGCGGACTGAGCATGGACGCACTACGGAATGGAATGTGGGTCACTTGTGACCAAGGTGTGGGCATCTACGTGGTCGAGCGCGTGGCCGCATCGGTCTACGGCGGGCGCCGCCTCGTGGATGGCAGCTACAAGGCCAGCACGAACGAGCGTATCGAGCGCGAGGGCTGGGTGCACCTGGTCAACGAGGACGGCTCGACCCTGGCGCAACTGCCGGCCAGCCGCTGCCGCAACATCGAGCAGGCGCCGGTGGCGCTGATCCCGGCCGCTCGCATCGACCACCTGAGCGCCGAACAGCTCGCATCGAGGGGCTACAAGTGAACCTGACCGCCGCGCAACTGCAGACCCTGAAGAACGCGATCGCCGCCGAGACCGACGCGGCGTTCGTCGCGATGCGCCAAGCAGGCGAAACCGGCGCGATGGCCGACTGGTACAACGCCGCGTCGAGCCCGGCCTTCTACGTGTACCGCAGCAGCACCGCGACCGCCGCCATCTTCGCCGCCGTCACCTGGGCCAACCTGACGCCGGCCGACACGCCGGACGGCACCGCGACCTACACGAACCGCGCGCTGCTGTGCCAGGCAAAGCAGATGAACCTGCAGATCCTGCTGCAAGGCCGCACGACCATCGACTCGTCCGACGCCACCATCCGCGGCGGACTGCAGGACGCGCTGACCGCTGTTCCGTCCGGCGCCAACGGTGCGAGCCAGAACGCCGGCGCCGGCGCGGTGAAGGCCGCGATGACGCGCCAGACGACCAAGGGCGAGCGCCTGTTCGCCACCGGCACGGGCACCACCGGCAGCCCGGGTGCGCTCGGCGCTGAAGGCGCGATGTCGAACGAGAACATCGTCGCCGCGCTGGCCGCGTAAGCATGTCGACGATCAAGATCCTGCAAGGGTCGGCGACCTCGCTGACCGTCACGGGCCTGAACTCGCTCGCCTCCAACTCGATGGCGACGAGCAACGCCATCACCGTGACCACGAACGACCCGCTCGACGTGCTGGTCGAGGTGACGCTCGACCCGGGAACGACCACGGGCAACAAGCAGGCCGTGGTCTATGCGGTGTCGTCGCTCGATGCGACGAACTACAGCGACAGCACGAACCGCCCGAACATGGCCCTGGTCGGCGTCATCAGCCTGCCCGATACGAACATCGTGCGCGCACGTGCGATGAGCGTGGCCTCGGCCTTTGGCGGCACGCTGCCGAACCTGTTCAAGCTCGTGATCTGGAACGACAGCGGGGCCTCGTTCAACAGCACCGGCAATTCCGTCCAGTACGTCGAGGTGCAGGGCGAGGTGGTGTAAATGGCCGTCCGCTTCACCGGCGGTTCGACCGACATCATCAGCCGCACGACCGGCACGCTGCCGAGCGCGATCGTCGTCAGCGCCTGCGGGTACGCCAAGCTCAGCTCGCTGCCGAGCACCTATGGGACGCTGTTCGGGATCGAGTCGGCCGGCGGGGCAAACTACATTCTTGTTTCCGTCCAGGGGACGGACGGTGTAGTCCATTACTACGACCTACTGCCGTCTGACGTGAACACCGGGTACACGGTGGCAGTCGGCGTGCCGTTCTTCTGGGCGATCTCGAAGAACGATACCGCGCTGGCGCTGTACTTTCGGACGATCGGCAGTTCGACGTTCACGAAGGCTACGGCGACGGTCAATGCCGCGGTGTTCACTCAGGCCGTCGTCGAGTTCGGCAGCGACTCATTCTCCGAGGTTCTGACCGGCGACATCGACGGCGTTCGCGTGTGGGCCGACGTCGCGCTGCAGCCCGAGGAAATCGCCGCCGAGTACGGGCGCCTCACGCCGGCGCGCACGGCGGGCCTGTGGTACGCCTCGACGCTCGAGGGCGGCGGCCTGGCCGACGTGCTGTTCGACCGCAGCGGGCGCGGAAGCCACTTCTCGTCCGCCGGCTCGGTGTCGATCGCCCCGCGCGCGGCCATCATCGACCAGCCGCACGCGCTGCACATGCCGAACCTGCGCCGCCGGCTGTGGGGCGCCGCAGCATCGACGGCGAACTACACCTTCACCGCCTCGGGCGGCATCGTGTTCGCAGGCGACGCGACCGAGATCTCCACGGCGAACTGGGTAGCGACGACCTCGGGCGGGCTGATCTTCGCCGGCGCCGCATCGGCCACCTCGACCGCGGCCTATGTCGTCACCGGTGCGGGCGGGCTCACCTTCGCCGGCGCGGCCAGTGCCACGGCCGGGGCCGAGTACACGTTCGCCGGCACGGGCGGGCTCACGCTGTCGGGCGCCGCGGCGATCACCTACACCACGGCCTACGCGATGACGGGCGCTGGCGGGCTGGCCTTTGCGGGCGCGGCCTCTGCGCTGTCGACCGCGCAGTACGTCGTGACCGGCGCCGGTGGCATCGCGTTCAGCGGCACAGCGGCGGCGCAGGCCTCGTCGGGCTACGAAGTGGTCGGTGCGGGCGGGCTTGCGTTCGGTGGAGCGGCCACGGCCTTCCGCGATGCCTACGTCATCACCGCGGCCGGCGGGCTCGTGTTCTCGGGGGCCGCGGCGACTGAACTGTTTGTCCCGGGCGCCGTGGGTGCCGACGCCTGGCGCCAGTTCGCGGCCCGCCGCCACCGCCGATAGCGCAAACCCTTTCGGGCGTGCGCGGGTGCAATGCCCCGCAACATAGGGGGTTGATGCGTGGAAACCTTTCGCCGTCCCGTCGCCGGCTTTACCCGAATCTTCGACGCCGCGACCGGCGATCAGGTCGACCTCGTTGATCAGGAAGGCGAACAGGTCATCCCCGGCGTCGCCCGCGTCGTCACCCTGACCGACGGCGAGTTCGCCTCGCCCTCCGACGACATCCTCGCGGACATGACCGCGATCTATGTGAAGGCGAGCGACCCGAGCGCGTGGTATCGCTCAAGTGGGACGACCCTCATCGGCATCGGCACCGGCACCCCGGGTGCGATCAGTTCCACGTCGATCAGTGACTCGACTGCATCCGGCCGCGCTCTGCTGACGGCAGCGAGCCCCTCGGTACAACGCGGCGCGCTCGGCCTGGGATCAGCGGCGCTCAGTTCGTCCGACGACTTCGCTCCGGTGGCGCACGTCTCGCTCGCCGCGGGCGCGCACGGCATGTCGTCCGCTGGCGCCGCACTGGTGGCGGCTGGCAGCGCCGCCGCGCAAACCGCGCTGCTATCGCTCGCCACGACCGCCGCCAAGGGGCTGATGCCCGCCACCGGCACGCCCAGCGGCAAGTTCCTGAAAGACGACCTGACCTTCGCCACGCCGGCCGGCTCGGCGCAGATCAACGGCACGACCGGCCTGTACGCGCCCGCGCTGCTGCAGACCGACAGCCCGTCGAGCACGGTCGCGGCGGTCATCGAGGCGTTCTCGTCGTCGCTGACGAAGGACGGCAAGCGCGTCAGCCCGGAGAACCCGGAGCAGGGCGTCGTGCAACTCGGGCACGGGGCCTATGACCTCGAGCGCACCCTGCGTATCGACCTGACCGGCACCGTGTCGCGGCACGCGCTGCGCATCCGCGGCCAGCACGCCGGCGCGACGATCATCCGCGGCCTAGCCGCATCGAGCACCGCGAACTTCAAGTCGGGCGGCATCTGGCGCATGATCTGGCTGACCGCCGACGCAACGGGCAAGTTCGACCGCTTCCGTATGGAAGACCTCGAACTGACCTGCTACTTCACGCAGAACGGCGACGGCACGACGGCGCTGTCGGACTCTCTGCGGATGATCGACACCGACTACCTGCAGCGCTCGCACTTCGAGAACGTGCGCCTGTACTGGCGCAACCTCACACACCTGTCGACGGATCAGATCGGCCTGTACCTGAAGCGCGCGTACTACGGCAGCCAGCGCGGCGTGGCCTTCACCGGCCTGGGCAAGTCCGCCGCCGGCAACGGCATGAACGGCGCGACCACGACCGGATGGGCCGGCGTCGGCATGGTGCTGGACAACTGCAACAGCTATCAGGCGTCGAGCTTCGAGGCCGCGGCGTGCAACGTGGGCGTCATCTTCCGCAATGAGCTGGGCTCGGTGGTCAATGGCTTCCACATGGAGAACATCAACCGCGGGTTCCACTTCGAGGATTCCTCGGTGTCGTGCCGGGCGCTGAACGGCTACCTCGAGTTCCACTACCTCGACAACGGCAACGTCATGTTGCCGCGCGACCAGCAGGCGATCGCCACCTTCTCAGCGACCACGCGAGACAACCTCGTGACGCTCGCCAACGGGCAGAGCCTGCCGCGCATCAAGCCCTGGGTGGACCGCTCGCCCGACCAGTCCAACAAGGTCGTCGTGCAGGGCCTGAAGCTGACGAACGCCTATTCGTCCGTCGCGCTGCCGGCCACGCGCAAGCTGTCGAGCGTCACCGTCACCGGCGTGACGGGCTCGCCCGCCAAGCTGCCTTCGCAGCGCGTGATCGAGGTGGCCTGGCCCGGCAACTACGGCGAGGCCGTGTACTGGGTGGTCCCGGTGCCGGCGCGCATGGGCTCGGTGCGTGTGACCATGGCAGTGAAGCGCATCAGCGGCGACGGCATGATGGTGCCGCAACTGACCTCGGCGGGACTGGCTGGGTCGAACTCCATCGGCACGGGCTACCTGCTCGACCCCTTCCGCCGCCACGAGAACGCATCGGGTTCGGTGCCTGACATCGACATCGCTGCGACCGGCAACTCGTGGAGCAGCGGAAGCAGCGGCCAGGTCACTCTGACGTTCAAGCGGCAGCATCTGCTGCAGCCCGGGATGCGGGTGCTCACCGCCGGCACGGTCGGCACCATCGCCGCCGGCACGGCGCTCTACGTGCGCAGCGTCACGAGCGAGACCGTCGCCGTGTTCGGCGTGGCAACCGGCACGCTCGCCGACCCGGGCAGCATCACGACCGGCTCGGTCACGCTGCCGTCCGATATGTACGGCTGGCTCGGGCAGGAGGACTGCACGCGCGATTACCTGGTGATCGACAAGCAGTGCCAGATCAGCTTCAACGTGATCGGCCTGGCGCTCGACGGTTCGAACATCCTCACGATCACGCTGGACCGCACCTGTGCCTCGGCCGGCATCGTCAACGGCTCGGCGCTGCACCTGTGGGGCTTCAACGACTCGCGCATCGACGGCGTGGACTATGACGCGCTGTCGGCCGACATCAGCGGCAGCACGATCAAGCTGAACGCCGTGGGCGCGCTGGCCGGCCTGGACACCACCTCGGCGGCGAGCAACGGCCTGGACCAGACGACGGCGGTGTACGGCAAGATCGGTTTCCGCAGCATCAACGTCGCGCTGATCGGCAAGACCACCGGCACCGCGGCCTGCGTGTGGCGCGTCACGCCGCCTATCGTTCAGCCTGGCGTGCATCAGGAAGGCACGCCGGTGGCCGAGGGCGTGGAGGAAGTCTTCACCTTCGCCGCGAGCGACGAAACCACCGCGCTGACCACCGGAACGGGCAAGGTGACGTTCAGGATGCCCTACGCCTTCACGCACACGCGCCCGCCGCGCGCCAGCGTGAACACCGCGCAGGCGTCGGGCTCGCTGATCACCGTGGACGTGAACAAGAACGGCACGACCATCCTCAGCACGAAGCTGACGATCGACAACACCGAGAAGACCAGCGTGACCGCGGCGACGCCGCCGGTGCTGTCGAGCGACACCATCGCCGACGACGACGAGATCACGGTCGACATCGACGCAGTGGACGGCGCCACGGCGGCCAAGGGCCTCAAGATCACGTTCTACGGGGTGCGCGGCTGATGCCTGTTTCGCTGATCAACTCGTTCCGCTCGTTCGGCTCGGGTACGCCCGCCTCCCCGCCGACGCTGGTTTCGTCCGTCGTCAATGGCTCGTCGCTGGTCGACACCTATTCGGCGTCCGTGACCATCGGCGCTGGCGGCAATGGCGGCAAGACGCTGACCATGAGCGGCGGTGCGTCGACCGCGACCTACTCGAGCGGCGCCGGCACCACGAGCATCAGCTACAGCCTGAGCCGGGCCATCGCTTTCGGCGAGACCGGCACGAGCGGGTACACGCAGCCCGGCAACGGCATCGAGGCCGTGAGCGGCGGGGCCGATGTGGCGACCTACTCGGGCGCGGCGGTGACGAACAACACGTCGAGCGGCGTCAGCACGCAGTTCAACAGCCTCTATGCCGGCTCGTGGGTTCCGAACAGCGGCACCGACGCGAAGACGCTCCCGACCGAAACCAAGCCGGCGAAGTCGACGAACATCCTGACCGGCGGCTACCGCGATCAGCGGTACGACACCGAGATCCGCCGCACGACGAACGTCGCCGATCAGACCGGCGCCACGGCCACGAAGGTGCGCCACGAGTACAGCGGGCGCCAGGTGTTCAACGCCGACAGCACGAAGAAGATCGTCTCCTTCGACAACGGCTGGTGGGCGCTGTACGACGCGAGCACGAACGCGGTGATCCCGAGCGGCGTCACGTCGGGCGCAGGCACGAACGGTATCCAGGGCCTGGCCGGCGACTGCGAGCCGATCTGGCACCCTACCGACCCGAACAAGTTCTGGCACACCGACCAGAGCGGCGGGCTCGTGTGGTACGAGCGCACGCTGGCCGGCTCAGGCGTCGCGCCGACGACGACGACGCTGATCGACTTCACCGCCAAGCTCGCCGCGCTGGGCTCGCCGTGGACCACGGTCGGGCGTACATGGTGGATGGGCGAGGGCCGCCCATCGGATGACGGACGCTGGTGGGCGCTGCACTGCGAGACATCCGGGTTCACGTCGGTGGGCCTGATCATGTACGACAAACAGACCGACACGATCACCGGCTCGGTGCTGACGGGTGGGCACAAACCGAACTGGGTCGGCACTTCTCCGCTCGGGAACTACATCATCGCTTCGTGGTACGACACCGTTAAGGCCAGTCTCGCCGCCGAGGCCGCGGCGGGGGTGTCGAGCGCCAGTGGCGTCTGGGCATTCAACCGCGACGGCTCGTTCCACCGCGTTCTGTCGGTGCTCGGCGAGCACTCGAACATGGCCGTCGACACCGGCGGGAACGAGGTGTACTGCGGCATCAGCTTCCACGGCAACCTGGGCACCCCTGGCGTGGGCTGGGACGAACTGACCAGCGACGGCGTGTTTTGCCGCCGCATCGACACCGGCGCGGCTTACGTGATCACCGAGATCGAGCCCTACATCGGCGGCGGTGGCTTCCACTTCTCGGGCTGCGCGTCGTCCCGCCCTGGCTGGATGCTGTTCGGCAAGTACGGCGCGGCCAGCGGCGGCAGCTACGGCGGCACGGTAGGCGCCTTTGAATTGAAGTCCACCGGGCGGCGCGTCTACCGCTTCGCGCATTCGCGCTGGGGCGTGTCGACCACGATCCCCTACTCCCCCGATTACTGGTCAGAGCCTCACGCCAGCGTGAACCGCGACTTCACGCGCATCACGTTCGCCTCGTCCTGGCAAGGCGGCAACGTCGAGGACTACGACATCTTGCTGCCCTCGTGGGCGATGAACTGACGGGGGCCACATGGCATCGCAAACCGAGATCGTGAACAACGCGCTGACGGCGCTCGGGGCCGACCGGGTGCTG